CTGGGGAGGTCGAGAGGTCTCCCTCTCTGTCTAGTTACCATCCTTAGATATATGCCTACCAAAACCCGGCCTCATATCCCATATTACACGAGATATAAAACCAGTGATGGTTGGAGTCCGTGGTCACTCGCTGGTTCACGTAGTCCCGAGAAGTTGATTACTTTTAATTCAAAGAAATCGCGTCGCGGAAACTACTCCAGCTGGAACCCATGTGAGCATCTCAAAGCTCTTGGAACATCCCCCTTGATAGATTATCTAGGGCAAGTTCAATATCGTGATCTCACTAACGTGGATTACGTTCCTACAGCCGCTATAACCGAATTCGGTAAAAGCCAAGCTGTTATTGAACTAGATTTCCAAAAGGATAACTCCTTCGAGATCATACCATTCCTTATGGATTGGGATGATACCATGGCGATGTTTTCAGCTAAATTTGCCAAAAACATCTCCTACGGTGCCGTAAATTGGGGCATTTTGCCCTTCATTTCGGACGTTAAGTCCTTAGCGGCTTCACTCGATGCGATCAATGGTAAGATCGCGTCATCATATGAGAAGATCCTCGGAAAAAGGATCACTCGTCGCTCTTCATGGGCGAAAACTTTTCCTCTGCAACCCTGGGTAGATTACGAAGTTCAGGGAACTACTACAATATCCGGATATATTACCGGTAATGTACAATTCCCAGACTCTATAACGTCAGCACTAGCTGTCTTTTTAGACGAATTAGGCTTTCACCCGGACGCAAAAACCATATGGGATATTATTCCTCTATCTTTCGTGGGCGATTATTTTCTGCCCATTGGAGATTGGTTGGAATCTTTCCATCCTCGCGGATGGTTTAATCCTTCTATGGAATTCACTGGAGGACTCACTGTATCAGCAAAGATAACTGAGCGATACAAGTATTCAGGTCATTCTGGCGGAGGTCTCAAATACGATTATTATAATCGACTGGGGCAGACAGTAATGTCTATCCCTATAAGACCACCAGTTCAACCTGAATTCAAATCTCCTTCATTTCGGGAACTTTTTAACACAGCTTACGTCTCACGACGCAAGTAGCGTAAGGTTCCTTTAAATCGGTCAATTTGTGTGAGTGTGTTTATTTTTGGAGTGAACGGACAATGGCATTCAATTCTCTTACCATAGGAGCCAATACTTTTAATAGCATTGGTAACGCAATTTATCGGCTATCCACCGTTACTTTTGGTGGTTTAGACAACGACATCAAACTCACTCGTGGCGTCAAGAATAAAGCTGGTATTACTACCGCCTCTATTACTCGGCGCATTATGAAAGAGTTTGTTGTCAATGACGTTACTGATAAGCGTACATTCTCTGCAACGATTAATTTCGTTGTCCCTGACGGTTTTACAACCACGGAAGTGGCTGCAGCCGTCACAGAGATTGACACTTGGTGCTCCAGCGCTAATCTTACGCGCCTCTTTATGGGAGAATCATAGGCTATGCTACTTGAGTTACTTGCAATAGTAACTTTCGTTTCCGAATTTGCATTAATGTTTTACATTATGTATATGCTTTATCGGGAACGGTAGCCTTACGTCACGCTCGTCGTTTAACCGACAGGAGCGCGATGCCTCAAGACTATTATTTTTCTAAGGTTGTTGCGAAGCGCCATAAAAGGCTTATTCTTCACTTCAACACAATAATAGCCAAGTTATCTAAAGACTTGCAACTAGACCTCCAAACTAAGCAGTATGTCTTACGACGCCTTCATCACGAAGGTCCTGCTTTTGTTACAAAAATCCTTCCAAAATTCTCGAAATACGCCCTTACATGTATAGAACATGGCGAGCTCGTCGACTGTAGAGGAAAATCCTCTCCTTTGACTTGTTTCGAATTGAAAGGCAAGGCTCCCCGTTTTATGCGAGGTTACTTAGAAGAGGCTATTGCCGGAAATCCGGCGAGTCTATTCTGTATTCGGCAGCTCTGTGATTATGCCTATAAGCTCTGTTACAAACAGAGCCCGGCTGAAAAGAGAGATGCCGAGCTAAAATACTTAAGTATTGAAGCCGAGATAGAATCACCAAAGACCCCTTTGGACTGGAAATTTATCGATGAATGTCGCAAGACATTTGAGAGACTATTTCCAGAACTAATGCAAACCGACCTATCCCATGTTTTCAGCAATAACCGACCCAGAAGTGGGCCTGGTGCTTTTGCTTACTCAAACGTTATTTTAAAACGTGATGAGTACATGGAGATCTGGAAAAAGAAACCAGACTCAAAGATCGGAACGGCTTGCAAATCGATGGAACCTCATCAAGGTTTCTTTAAACCTTATCAAACTTCCGATACTAAAGTGAACCTGTTAAAAGGAACACTCCGTACCTGTGAAGTGAGGTTTGTACCCAAAGATTCCCGCGGTCCGAGAACCATTTCAAAAGAGCCTTACCATACATTATTAGGCCAAATGGCCTTTAATGATTATATGGCGGGCTACTTAGAAAGGAAATCTGATAAGAGAATCATTTTCTCAGACCAGACAATCCACCGCGGTTTAGCCAAAGAGGCATCAAATCGTCGGAACAGAGTGACTGCAGATTTAAAAGAAGCATCCGACAGGATGACTTTCTCTGTAGTCTCGCATATAACTCAAAATGCTCCTCTTTATAGAGAGGCAAATAAGAGATTGCGATCAACCCATGTAAAGCTGCCTTCAGGGACTTTTCGTCTCCAAAAGTATGCTAACATGGGTTCCGGACTTTGTTTTCCAACACTGGCTTTAATAGTCTACGTCACTACCGTGACAGCTATATCTACAAATGCGTCTTTTCAAAGAAAAGCCGCAAAAGAGGTATACGTCTACGGAGACGATCTCATTTATGACTCACGCTATCACGCGCAAGTCGTTCATGGATTAGAGCGCGTCGGGTTAAAAGTTAACCTTGACAAGACGTTCATCCATGGACACTTTAGAGAAAGTTGTGGCGGCGACTACCTTGCCGGTGTCGACGTGACGCCTGTTAGACTTCGTTTATCTAACGCGTCTATCCCTATGATCAGTGAGTGCCGCAACGGTGTAGTCCCCATTTCAGATGACATGGGAACACTCGCGCTAGAAAAGCACTGCAGGGAATTAATAGACCAAGGATTGGAAACCCTTGCGCACTATTACTATCGGTTGATTGCCAGTAAACTCGGCAGTCTTCCACTGGTCAGCCGCACTTCACCGGCATTAGGCGTATACAACCCATATAAAGTGGTTGTATGTAAAGACGTAACAGCCTTTACACCCGAAGTCGTTAAAGTACGGTCTGATGTTGTCTGTCCCTATAAAGGGATTGCAGCATCAATCAAATCTCCTGATGGTCTAGGAGACGACTGGTGCCTTACAACCTTAAGGCGCAAGTTCGTATTAAAACGAAGGTTAGTATCCTCGGCCGCAAACTGCGCCTACGGTTTAACGTAGATGCATTAACGGTGGTAGCGTGTGGGATAAGGATACCCCAATGTGTGTTGGAG